ATTTAGCATTAGCAGATAAATCTTTATGGTGGAAGATATTGGCTGGAATTACAAAGTAATACCCATGGTCTTTATTCATAACTTGTTTGGTTTTAAGTTAATTTATTCTCGTTCTCTAACGAATAGCTTTAATATTTTATCATTAGACTTAAATGTAATATTAGATCCTGTATTATTTCCTAAAGTAAATGTAATCTTTTTCTGATCTTCCGTTGCATCTTCCTTAGAATTAGCAAAAACTATTGGTTCATCATTATCAAACTGAAAACACCATTCACAATTATTAACAATTACATCTACAGGTACTATTTCTTTTTTCTTTTTCTTAGCCATTGTATTTTGTTTTAGTATACTTTTCGTAAATTGATTTGTAAATAAGTTTCATATAAACATCGCTTTTAAGATAAAATTTAGTTGAATCATTTAAGTGCATAATTGTTGTTCTGTTTCTAAGATTTGGAACTATCTGCTCTACGTAATGTTCACTTATTTTATGGTAATCTTTTAGTATGTAGAAAAAAACTCTTCTTGCGTCGATAAGTTTTCGATGACGTTTAGGACTATAAAAATCATCAATATTAATCTCCAATTCTCGGCAGCAAATATCTGCTAATTTATCAATATCACTTTTTAATATCATGTTGTTTGGTTTTAATTAAATTAATTTGTGCAACTGCAATTATATGCAGGTAGTGAATCATCTAAATCAAATAATGATTTTTGAGATTGTGCAATTTGCAACAACCCTTTATAAGTAACATCTGGAAAATAAGTATGTCCAAAATGTCTTTTTGCTTCTTCTTCATCTTTAATCCATTTATCTGCTAATTCTGGATATAATTGAAGTATCTTAATAATATTATCTTTACCCTTTAAAAAACATAAATCGCAGTTGCCTAGAATTGATGGTATGTCTAAATTGTATGATTTATTTATCCAATATTGATTAACCATTTCTTTATTAATACCTAGATTAAAAAGTGGAAATAATGTTTTAACTTTTTTAAATTGCTCTTTAAATTGCAAAACTCTTTTTGATTCGTCATGCCTAAAGCCTATGTAATTTTCATAAGTAAAAATTCCTTTTTTACGCAAGAACCTTTTTGAAGTTTTAATCTTTAGTTCATCCGTACAGGTTCTCATCATCCTGTTAGGTATTCTTTTATAATCTCTAGCTTGTAAAAATCCATCAAACTTACCCTTGTAGCTTATTCGAGTGACTTTAATACCTTCGTTCTTTTCAAAATCATCTATAAACTTGTATGTTAATGGATGCTCTCTGCCTGTATCTGTAAATAGAACAATATCGTTTTCTGTTGGCTTTAAAAGAATAGTCATTAAAGCAGAAGTCTTACCTCCAGAGAAATTAATTACTCTTTTCATTTTTGTTTGGTATTAATGGTTTATCTCCTTTTATTACTGGGTCTAATGCACCACAACAGGTACAAATATATCCTAATGACTTTAACTTATGATAAAATAGCTCAAGAAATGCCTCGTAATAATCTTTATAAATTCCTTCTTTAATATATTCAGGAAAGTGGTTAATATAGTAATACGTAAGAGTCCTATCCTTATTTATTTGTGAAGATATATAATCAGGTGATTGGCCAAGCTCTGAACTCATAACATAAGAAACCATCATCCTAACTGCTGGAAGTGGAGTTACCCTACTAGCTCTTCTTATAGCGTTCGGGTTTACTCCTGTTATATCCTTGATTGCCTCAAATGCTATAGTCCATCTATAGTCATCGACAAACTTAGCTTTAGAAAGGGAGATCGTCTGTGACTTGTACTTTCTTGGCATTTTCTCCTTTTATGTAATCGTTTAAAACAAGGAAGTGCGTAGAATAACCTTGAGCTTCTTTACGCTTAACCAGCTTTAGCTTTAAAGTTTCCTGCTTAGTACCATCCTTAGTAGTAAAAGACTTTTTAAACTGTGCATTTTCTGCGTCTAATAAGATTTCCTTTAACTGGGTTAAGTTAAGATCTACTAATAAATCCTCTCCCATTAATTGACCACTACCACAGAATTTTGATTTTTTCGTTTCCATTTTATTTGTTTAATTTATGTAATAAAGATTGTTTAAAATAATTTGCTACTTTTAGTTTTTTATGAATTAATGATACATCTACTTCGTCTTTATTTATCGATAGGTGAACCATTCTTAAAGATTCTTTTTGCCTGGGGTCATAACTAACAAAATACCAATCGTTGATTCCTGTTAATATCGCATAGCCTTGAATCTGGTAATAATATTCTTTCCTAGCTTTCCTAAAATCTTCTTTGCTAAGAAGTAAATTATCCAAATGAATAGACGAATTATAAGGACACTTAACCTCAATCCCAAAAGACTTATCTTTAGCAATACCATCAGGAGTTCCGCAAAAATAATCATTGTAAATAATAAGACCTGGCCTGATAATTTCAGTATCAACAAGATCGGAAAACATATTGATTGCTTCATCTTCATAAGAGTTACCCCAAGCTGTTGCAGCATTAGAAAATTGTGTTTCTTCGCTTGAATCTTCTATTAGGGTTTCTGTAACCTTTTCTTTTATGTAAGTAATTGCTCCCTGACTAAGAACTTCTGTCTTAATCCTTGGCTCTGTCATTAGTCTATGAAGTTCACTAGGTGTAAACCTTCCGTATCTTTCTGACTTCCATTGGTCTGACCCATGTGGGATGTGATTACTTGTTTGCATTTTGGTCTTTTAAGTAAATGAAAGCACCTATTATAAATACTACAAGTGCTGAAATAAATAAAAATGCAAGAGGAATAAATGCCTCATACCAACTAATTTTTATTAGGTCAATAGATTTTCCTATTACTAATACAGTTGTTATCAATAAAAACCAATTTATTATGTTTTCGGGTTTCATATTATTTATTTTTAGAGTTTACATAATCGTTTAATTCTGCTGAAGTCCATAAAATATTGCCTTTACTATCTACTGGATAATTCTTACCATTAGTATGTTTCTTAACCTTTAAATCCTCGATACCTAAACTGTATAAAAATCTACCAACTCCGAATTTTACTGCTGCTCTTTTAAATGTATCTGATGCTAATCCCTTATCCTTCTCTACATTTGATTCCGACCCTGTATCTGATTTAGTTATTGCAATATCCTTTCCTGGAAAATGGCAACTCAACTTACAGAATAATTTACCATCTGCTTCGTGATATTCATCCTCCCATCCATCTACTCCAAAAACCTCATCTAGTCTATCCATGACATCCCTAGCATCTACATAGGCAACACAGGTTGCTTTATAGTCATTAATACTTTGGATTCTCCATTTGTAAACCATAGGAGCTTTTAACTGTTTTTCTAATTCTTGATTTGTTTTCATTTGCTTGGTTTTTAATTGTTCAATTTGTGATTCTAAAATTACTACTTTACTGATATCGTTCTCAAGTGCCATAATCAAATATACTAAAAGTTATCGACAAAATATAATCATAAGTAACATTTAACTAAATTGTTTTTTATCCTGAATGACTTATCAAATTTAACTAAATCCCTGTGGGTATCACGATAATAAATAATAGTAGTATGGTCTTTTTTAAATATTGAACCTAATTTCTTTAATCCAAAATTTGCATTAACCTCTAATAATAAACCTACTGCAATCATTCTGGCCTCAACAAGATCCTTATTTCTTTTCTTACCAATTAAATCCTTCATACTTATTTCAAGTGCCTCACAGGTAATATGGATAATAGTAGCAACATCATCGGTAGTTCTTTTTAGCCTACAGAATATTTTATGTTTTTCTTCTAATCCAGGATAAATAAAATAACTCATATCTTTATCTTCATTCTTTTAATGTAATCTTTTCTCCCAGCTGCATCAAAAATCGCTTCCCTTTCAGTATCTACCATTCTATCAGAAAATAAAAGGCCATCCTCATTTTTATAGATATTTATCCAAAAAGTTTGTTTTTCTAATTTCCTAACATAAGAGGTAGCTAAGTTCATAGTTAGTATTATAGATGCACCAAATCCTAGTAGAATACATCCTAATATTGTTAAAAAAGTCATAACTCTTTGCTTTTTAATAGTGCATCATAACCTCTAAATTTTGGCTCTATGGATAGTGTATAACCCATCGCATTAAAGTAGTTCCTCATCGTATTAATTGTAGGGTTGTTACTGGATTCAATCATCGAGATCATTGCTTGAGTAACTTCCATTCTTTTGGCCACCTCTCTTTGGGTTAGACCTCTGTTTCTTCTGTAATCGCTTAGTTTCATTTTATTTAGTTTTTAAATAGTTTTTAAGGTCAATATTAAACGCTTTAAGAGATTCTATATCCATTAGGCTAACAATGCCTATCAAATCCATTATCTCTGCTGAGAACTCATCTAATCCATCTGCATCGTTATTTTTTAATTTAACCAGGTGGGATAGGTTTGTATTTATTTCTGAAATTGATTCTCGGATTCTTTTGATATGGTTTCTAACTAGGCTAGACTTTGCCACATCGGGAAGTTCCATATTATATTCAAAATCCATTAGGGTGGTTAATAACTTCATCCTGGACAAGCTATTCAATACCATTTCTGCTTTTTCTTCTGTTAATTTCATAA